TGAAAAGGACTATAAATAAAACAGCAAAGGACAGACATAACAGGCAACGATGGAAATCGCAAAAGAAAAGATTACCGAAATTTATGATAGATGGCCTTTGCTTCGCAAAGAAGTAGTGGGCGGTGATATCTCGGATACACCAGGTAATTTTGGTAAAGACTATGTTACCTTAAAATTTAGAAATGGTTCACAGTTCGACGTAGTTGGCGCCCTGGACTCCCAGCGTGGTGGTCGTAGACATGGAGGTCTTATAGACGAAATTCGTGACCACGAAGAACAACCAATCAACGAAGTTGTACTTCCGTTAATGAACGTTTCAAGAAGATTACCAGATAATACTGTTAATCCAAATGAACCAAATCAACAAGTTATATGTATGACATCCGCAGGAGTTAAAACCTCCTTTGCTTATGATAAGTTAATTGATATTTTTGAGAAATCTATTATAGACCCTCAAAATAGTTTTAGTTTTGGATGCGACTATCGTGTTCCAATGAAACATGACCTTATTGATAGAGATTATATTAACTCTATGAAGATGGACCCTTCATACAATGAAGACTCATTTGCAAGAGAATATATGTCTATTTGGTCAGGTGCAAGTGAAGACTCTTGGTTTAATTTTGATAAACTTTCAAAATATCGTAAAATTAAGAATCCAGAAACGCACGCAATTAATCGACCTAACGCAAATCAATTCTACTTATTATCAGTGGATGTAGGCCGTATTCACGACCAAACTGTAGTATGCGTTTTCAGAATTAATGTTAGTTCTGATGGTAAGCATTTTGCGACTTTAGTAAATCTTATAGTATTGGGTAAAGATGCTCAATCTAAAACTTTTGCTAAACAAGCTATCGACTTAAAACGAATTATTCGTGACTTCAATCCGATTGAAGTTGTTATAGATACTAACGGTTTAGGTGTTGGTCTAGGCGACGAAATGGTTAGACCACAATACGATGAATACGGAGAATACTATCCTGCTTATGGTTTTCACAACGATGATGAATATAAAAAGACTCAACCTAAAGATGCAATTTGTATTCTTTATAGTTTAAAGGCAAATGGTCCTTTGAAGTCAAAAATACACGGCAACTGTTACTCTCGTTTAGCAGGCGGCCTTGTGAGATTCCTTATTCGTGAACAGGAAGCCAAAAGCGCTTTATTAGCTACCAAACAAGGTCAATCCATGACGATTGAAAAACGTGTTATGCGTTTAATGCCGCATGAAATGACCACAAAGTTATTTGAAGAGATGGCGAATTTACGATTAAAACGTACAGGTTCATCTACCGATATTGTTTTGGAACAAATCAATACTCGATATCCAGACGATAAATATATGTCATTTGCTTATGGTTTATGGCGACTGAAGGAAATCGAAGAAGATTATAACCGAAGAAATAGACGGCGCGGACTCGGTACTCGTAAATTAACTTTCTTCACAGGAGGAAAGAATTAAGATGGATGAAAACTTAAGAAATTTTGATTTAGCATCTTTTCAGAAAGCCAAATCTAAGATGATAGCTACGAACGATAATGCCTATAATGGCAATTATAATAGAAACTTACGTACGAAGACCAGAGATTACTCACACGAAGAAATTCGTATGATTGTTGACTCTGGTTCGCTCGTAGAACAACAAAAATTATCACGCAACTATTTTAACAAAGATGGATTTTACAAACAAATTCTCATTCACTATGCTACACTTTTGAAATATGCTGGTATTTTAATCCCTAATCCAAGTTCCGGCAAAAGTCTCTCCGCTTCACACATTCAAAAGCGTTATAATATGGCATTAGATTTTATTGAGAATATGTCATTACCATCATTCTTAACAAATTGCGCGGTAAAGGCTCTAGTTGATGGTTGTTATTATGGCGTCATAGTTGCATTAGATAAAACACAATGCGCAGTTTTAGATTTACCTGCTGCTTATTGTGCTTCTCGTTATAAGGACACCGAAGGAAATGATATCATTGAATTTGATGTAACTTATTTCAATACTATTACAAATCCTAATGCAAAAGAAGCTGCTCTTGCGGCTTACCCAGATTTTATATCTCGCGGCTATGACCGTTGGAAGAAAGGTAAACTTACTTCCAAGTGGATTATCGTTCCAAGTGACATTGGTATTTGTTTCCCATTTTTTGAGGGTAGACCGCTTTTCTTAAGCACTATTCCAGCTACTATCGAATATGAAAAGACAGTAGCAATGGAGCAAGAAAGAGATGCAGAGGAAATTCGTAAGATTATCGTACAGAAAATTCCTCACTTAACAGACGGACGTTTACTATTTGAACCTGAAGAAGCTGAAGAAATTCATGAAGGTACAGTAGGAATGTTAAGAAATAACGAAAACGTTAGTGTTCTTACAACGTACGCCGACACGGAAGCTATTGTTTCAAAAACACAAAATGATAATGTTAGTTCCCATTTGGAAAGAATGTTAAACAACATTTACGCAAATGCAGGAGTAAGCGGACAGGTATTATCTTCTACTGGAAGTAATACACTTGAAAGTTCTTTAAAGAATGACCTTGCTTTAATGATGTATCTTGCGAATAAATTTTCCAAGTTTATTACTAATATTACTAATCGTGCTTGCGCCAATAGCAACATTAGTTTCAAATATGAAATTCTTCCTATAAGTTATTATAACGAAGATAAATATGTTGATACTACTTATAAACTTGCAAATTCTGGTTATAGTTATTTATTACCAGCAATTGCAATGGGACTCAATCAAAGAGACTTGGGTAATGTAAAAGATTTAGAAAACGATGTATTAAAATTAGGCGAAAAGCTCAGACCGTTGGCTTCAGCGTTTACTCAAAGTGGCGATGAAGGTGCAGCCGGACGTCCAAAGAAGGAAGCTGAAGATAAGGCCGACAAAACTATACAAAATGAAGAATCTTTAGACAATCAAACGGAAGGAGGCTCTGAATAATGGATAATGATGTTTTGAAATCATTAAAAGAGTTCTCTGTGTCCATTTACGGAAGTTTAGAGCAATATAATGACGTACTTTCAAAAGGAAGATGCCGAATTTTCTATAAGGGCGCTAATCGAAATGGCTCTTATATTACGGATGAGTTTGCTGAACAATTAATTAGTTCTCTTCCTTATACTCCTGTTAAAGGTGTATATAACGAAGGAGATTATACCGACCACGGCTATGCTCGTAGTTTAGGTAGAATATATGGTATTGTTCCAGAGAACCCAAATGTTACTTGGGAAACTCACGAAGATGAAGACGGCGTTGAACGTGAATATGCTTGTGCTGATGTTTTACTTTTCACTGCTATCTATGAAGAAGCAAATGAAATTATTGGTAAATCTCAGTCTATGGAACTTTATGACAAATCAATCGAAGGCGACTATGAATTCGTTGAGGGTCAAAAGTACTTCGTTTTTAAGAAAGGTTGTTTCTTAGGACTTCAAGTTCTAGGGGATGAAGTAGAGCCATGTTTTGAAGGCGCCGCTTTCTTTACACTCTATGAATCTTTATCGCAAATGGTTAAAAAGATTGATTCTTTTAGCCTTAACTTCCAACAGAATCGGCAAGGAGGAAATACGATGCCAAAAATCAATTTTAAATTATCTGATGACCAGAAGTTTGAAATGCTTTGGACTCTGTTAAATCCTAATTACAATGAAGAAAATAATTGGACAGTTGACTATAGCATCATGTCTGTATATGATGAATATGCAGTATGCCGCAATTATGCAGAAAATTGTTTTGAAAGAGTTTATTACGAAAAGAATAACGAAAACGATAGCTGCTATGTTTGCGGAAAGAAAAAGTGCTATATTGTTGATGTAACAGAGGAAGAAAAGATTGCACTTGATGCACTCCAGAAAATTAATGGTGGATGCTACAATAAGGTTGATGAAAACTTTACTGCTGGTCAAAATGCAATCAATGAAAAATTAGAATTAGAACACAAAGTTGAAGAGTTAGATGTTACAATCTCTACTTTAACTACAGAAAGAGATGAAGCTAAGTCACAATTCACTGAAGCTAGTACTCTTCTTGAAGAAGCTAAGAATAATTTAGTTACTGCTCAAGAAAGTCTTAATGCTCTTCAGGTTGAAAAAGACGAACTTCTTACATACAAGAAAGGTGTTGAAGATGCTGAAAAGCAAGCAATTATCGACAGCTACAGCGACTTATTAAGCGAAGAACTTCGTGCAGAATATGCAGGAAAGCTTGATGAATTCACAGCAGTTGACCTCGATAAGGAACTCGCTTATGCAGTAAAGACAACAAATCCTACTGTATTCTCTAAGAAAGCAAATGCTCAACAGTCCTACGTTCCTAAGGACGAAGCTCCTAAGAGTGGACTTGAAGCTATTTTAAGTAAATACGCTAAATAATAGTGGAGGAAATAGATTATGGCTAAATTAACAAAAGACGGCTATGGTCAGCTTGAATTAAATCAAGTAGCATTCCGCAGAGACGGTCGTATTGAAGCACAGTGCAAACTTGCTGATGCAATCGAATATGTTGAAAATGGTATGCTTCTTGCAGTTGACAATGTAAGCCGTACAGTAAAGATGCCTGCTGCTGATGGTGCAGAACTTATCGCACTTAACTATACAACAGAGCATATGTACGATGAACGTACTCCTGGACTCAAGAACTTCAAGCTTGCTAAGAACACATTCTTACCAAGACTCGGATATCTTGCAAAGGGTGACAAGTTTACAACAAACACAGTAGAACTCGGAACACTTACTGAAGAAAACATCAAGACAAAGATTGCTGCTGGTTCAGTTTATGGTTGCGAATCTACAGATGGTTATATCGCTTTATCTGAAACAAAGCCTACTGGCAAGTCAGTTATTTTACATGCTATCGCATATACAACAATGCCTGACGGACAGAAAGCTGTTAAGTTCCAGGTTATTGACTGCTAATTAAGGAGGAAGTTCTAAGATGACTATTCAAGAAATTAAAGAATTAGCTCTTCATGCTGCTAAGAGAACTGCTCCTACAAACTTCACAGTAGAAAATGTAGATGCTGCTTTACTTGACGCATTGAAAGACATGACTGGTTCCGTAAATAACTTTATGAGAAACCGTTATGATATTTATGAAATTATCATTCAGACAGCTGACAAGATTGTTCCTGACAAGGTTATCGATGCTATGGGTCAGTTCTCTGAAATCAGACAAGTTGGACAGGGAGAAACTGTTATCTTCAAGAGAGGGCCTGTTGGTCGTAACAGAGCAAAGAAGTTCCTCACTCAGGTTGGTCTCTCTGGTGTATATGAAACATTCAGACTTGACAAAGAAACATTCCAAATCGCTACAAAGGCTATCGGCGGAGCTGTTACTATGGACTTCGAAAGATTCCTTGATGGTGCTGAAAACCTCGCTGATTTAATGGATGTTATGACTGAAGCTCAAGTTGATGGTATCTATCACGAAGTACAGAAGGCTCTTATGCAGGCTGTAACTAACACAAAGATGCCAGCAAGAAATAAGGTTCAGGGTAACTATAATGCTGATTCTCTTCAGAAGTTAATTCGTACAGTAAGAGCATACGGCGGAAATGCTGCTATCTTCGCACCACCTGAATTCATTATCGCTATGGGTCCTGATGCAATCGTTCCTGCAATGAATGTTAGTGGAACAGGTCTTGCTCAAGGTATCTACAGTCCTGATGACATCGAAGCAATTCACAAGACTGGATTCATTAAGTTATTCCGCGGTACTCCTATCGTAGAATTACGTCAGTCCTTCTTCGATGAAAAGAACGAACAAATTATGATTAATCCACAGTTTGCTTACGTTCTTCCTACAGGAAATGAAAAGGTTGTTAAGATTGTCATGGAAGGTGACACTCAAATGTACGATAAGACAAATAGAGACCAGTCCATCGAAATTAACACTTACAAGAAGATTGGTATTGGTATCTTAGCTTACAATAACTGGGGTATTTACCAAAATACTTCTATTCCAGTTGATGATTGGTACGATGAAGGCGGATTCAGCCTCGGCGTATCCTTCGACATGAAAGACCTCAAAGCCTAATTTAGAATACTTTAAATATATATTAACGAGAATAGGGGAGAAACTAATTCTCCCCTTTTTCTCTAATGAGCTATATGCTTGAGTAAAAGGAGAATAAGATATGAAAGAAAATATGATACTTTTAGAGAGTAAAAGTGATGCTACTCTTGTTGTTAGTCTTCCAGAGTTAAATTATTATAGAACTTGGACAGCAAAGGGCATGAAATTACCTATGGATAAGGATATGCTTGAACAGGCTATTTATGACCCTGGATTTAATTATCTTTTAAAGACCGGTATGTTATTTATTCATGACATGGAACTTAAAAAGGATTTAGGATTAGAACCGGTTGATGCAACTGAACCTACAAATATTATTGAACTTACAGATGCTCTTTTAAGTCGTATGATTAAGGCTATGCCTATTGATGAACTTAAGAAAACAATGGCTAAGTTATCTGCACCTCAGAAGGCTGAGTTAGCAGAATACGCTATTGAACACAATGCAGACCTTAATATGAGTAAGATTGATTACTTAAGCGAAGCTACTGGTAAGAACTTACTTAACGCAATTAAGAACGCAAAAGCTGCTGAGGAGTAAAGACATGACACCACTTCAAGTTGTCTATGACGCTTTCCTAGCACGTATACTTGAAGATGAATGGTCAACATGGGAGATTGAGGAAGCCAAGCAAGATTGGAGAAAGATTTTGGACTCTGCTATTACTTGGTTCAAATTCCCACGCGTTTCCTTAAACATTACCGGAGATAATTTTGACGGAGAATTAGGTAATGAGGAAATTCAAATTCTTGCAGATTTTATGAAATGTGAATGGTTGAATAGATGCATCATGACTTGGGAGAATGTTAAGCCCATGTATGAGGAAAGAGACTTCTCGCAAGCCAATTTGCTTGACAAGTTAAAAGCTATGCTTGAAGAAGAAAGATTACATGCTTTATATAGAGAAGGTATTTATTATCGTTCTATTAAAGGTAGTCCATTTAAGTATAGTAAATTAGCTGGGAAATAATGAACGCAATAGTACAAGAGGCTTATGAAAATAAGCTGAGAAATAAGTTATTTGGTTTACTTTGTGAGTTTGAGAAAGAACGTAATTGGGAAGAGTTTCTTGATAATATTTTAATTGAACTTATGGGGTATACTGAAGAACAACGTACTATTAACTATTACATTTTATTTTATAAATTATCTACTCTCCGTTATTTGAAATATGAGTACTTCAGAAAGACAATTTTTGATTGTATGAATTTGGTAGGTAAATAATATGGGATACTACGATGAGGTTTATTTAAAAAGATTAAATCGTTATGGTAACGATTACCAATCCCGTTTGCAAGGACAGCGTGAACGAGTTTTTGAAGACTTGTTACAAAAATCAGTTTACCGTGTTGATTTTTTATATAATGGTACAACTGTTGCAGGAATATTAGAAAAATACAAACAGGATGAAACACGTACACTTCAATATCTCTTAACGAGAGTTGATGTTGATATTCCATCTGGAAATATCTTACGCATTCCTAATAAAAATTATATACCAGGACAACCATTAGACGACAATAATAGTAATTATTGGCTAGTCTATTACCTGGAAGAAATTAAAGCTAGTGGTTATAATCGTTATATTATGTTGAAAGCAACACACGTATTGACTTGGAAGAGTAATGTTAATAATCAACAATATTCTACTCGTGGATATTTCTACGGACAAGAAAACAATATGTTAAAAGACGAACTCAAATCTCGTAGTCGATTCGATACGCTATACAACGAAGACTTAAAATCAAGCTTCTTTATCATTCCAGCAAACGCGCATATTAATAAGGACGACTACTTTGAAATGAGCGTTACAACATTAACAAACGAAACAATCACAAGAGCATATAGAGTTACTGGTTTCGATGCAATATCTACGCCAGGAATTGAATATGTAACAGTTGACCCAATCTACATTAAAGGTCAAGAGCATATACCAACAGAACAAAAAACTCAAGGTAGCGCTGATGACCCAGAAACCTTCTGGTTGCAAGGAGGTAACTAATGGCAGATTATAAAGTTAGAAACTGTAAAGAACTCGGTGTAAATATGCAAAAAATCGTAACACGATTAATGGCTAATGATAATCTCGTTAAGTTATTATATTATTATCAAACTGACGACCCATTATCAGAGCCAGCATTAACCGATGAACAAAAGAAAACACTTATATTTAATAAACTTATAAAACTTACTCCAAGACTAGACCCTACTGGCATTGACCAATCAATGATTTCAGTTATGGCGCGGACTGCGCGCAGTCTTGGTAGTAATGACCAATTTAGAGATATAGTTATCTCTGTTGAAGTCTTTGTTCCAATTAGTCAATGGATGATTAAAGACACCAATTTGCGCCCTTATGCTATTATGGGAGAAATCCAAGAAAGTTTAAGTGGAAAAACAGTTAACGGTCTCGGTAAAATCAGAGGCGGCGATTTTGATTATAACTACGGAACTGATGAAATAACTGGATTCGCAATGGACTTCTATATTACAGAATATGATTAATACTGCCGCCTTCCTAATAGGCGCGCCGCAGCACTTCAAGGATAAATGTTTGGTATATCCACCAAAAGTTGTCGATGTTGCCGCAGACCCACATTTCTGGCAATATACAAAACTTCTAACACTAACTCAAGAGGAAATAGAGGATGAATTTCTTGATAAAATTGATGCCGAAAAGATTCCTACACCATTTGAGTTATTACTTATAAATAGTTATCATAGCAAAGAATATGCGGCTTTAGTAAAGAAGGCATTTCAACTGTTTATTCATTCAGATATCGATTTTTTATTTGACCGAAAATTAATTGTTATTGGTAACTTAACAGAACAAATATGTTCAATCAAATCTATTGAAGATTTAGTTTACATTTCCGAAGACGAGTTTTTTGATTTCCAAAATGTTGTACGACAATCTGTCGGAGACAAGGTGGTGGAACCACCTGACCCTAACGAAGACCCTCGTGTCAAGAAGATTAAAGCGAAGGCGCGCTATCGTGACAGAATAAAAGCGAAGAAAGGTATGGGATTAAAGTTAGAATCTTGTATTGCTTCAATTTGCTGTATGGGAATTGGAATAACACCACTTAATATCGGAGAGATGAGTTACGCTTCTGTGAACACGTTAATTCGTACTTATCAAGAAAAAGAAAAGTATGAAATTGATATTCGTAGTTTACAAGCTGGCGCCGACTCAAAAAAAATTAAACCGAAATATTGGATTAGAAATTTAACTGACTAATATAGGAGGTCATTATAGAATGGCAAATATTTTAGACCGCTATGGTATTAAAGAGGTTGCTGACGTTACTTTCTATGACCTGGGTTCTGATGGAAAGCCTACTAATCCTGTTCTTTATTTAGATACTTTAAAGGTTTCTACAATCGAACAGACTGCTGAAGAAGCTCAAGCTCAAGGCGGAAAGGGTAACGCTCCTCTTATCATTTGGGACTATGGTAAGGAAATTACTGTAACTCTTGAAGACGCTTTATTCTCTGCTAAATCAATGGCTATCATGTTCGGTAACGGAAAGGTTAAGTCATATAGTGGAACAAGCGCATATATTATGAAATCAGAACAGTTTGTTGCTACAGCTACAACTCTTCCTGTTGCTCCTACTTCTGGAGACGACCCATGGGCAGATGCTTCTGGTTGGAAGGGTAAGTATGAAGGACCAGATGGAAAGCTTTATAAGAAAGTTAACCCTAAGTTCTACGATGCAGATGGTAAAGTTCCTACTGCACTTACTGTTGGAGACAGATATTTCTGTTCATTTGATATTGTAGTTGCTGGTTCTGTTATTGAAATCGGTGCTAACACATTCCCTGGTACATATTATGTAACTGGTGATACTTATGCTAGAAGTGAAACAACTGGTAAGGATGAATTCTTCCAGTTCATCATTCCTAAGGCTAAGGTTCAGTCCGAAAACACAATTACACTTGAAGCTGAAGGCGACCCATCAGTATTCAACATGAACTTAAGAGTAATGAGACCTGCAGATGGTATCATGATGAAGCTCGTTAAGTACAATGCTGTAAACGCTATTGAAGCTAGTTCAAGTGATACTGCAGAACTTGCTCACAATCACGTTTTGAAGACAGCAAACTCGGACCTGTAATAGCCCTGAATGCTACTGCTTCAAAAGCAAGCAAGAAAGCAGCTGAAAATATCGAAGAACCTGTTGATGAACCAGTCTTCGGTTAGTATGCAGGGCGGTATAAATTGAACGGTTAGGAGGGTGGCTCAGCTACCCTCCTTATTTTTTTAAGGAGTAAAATATGGGCAGTGAATATTCACTCAAAGAACTGTACGATGTTCTATTAAAACCTACTTATGATATAGAGGTTAACGGGAAAACCTTTGGACCGACTGAAGTAGTAATTGCCTTAGATAAAGTTCAAATAGGCAATTTTAAAGAAATTACGAAAGATATCACTGCACACGGCGGTGCTGGAGATAAAGACCGAGTTTGGTGGGAAACTGTGAAAGAAGTACAGTTAAACATGACTCAAGGTGTTTTCTCTAATGAGCAACTTGCTATTTTAACTAATGCTAGATTAGTTACGAAAGGCAAAGACGTTGATGTATTACTTACACAGCGCGAGTGCCAAGATGCGAATGATTCTGGACAGATTACTTTAAAGTATGCTCCAGTTGATTATTTAAACGTCTATGATGAGAATGGAAATAAAGCAACATATACGCAAATTCCACCAAAAACAATAGGCGGATTACAAGTAGGAAAACAATATACCATAGATTATGGTTATTTATATAATAATGGTTATTCTACTATAACCATAGGCTCCCAGTTAACAAATGGATACTTTAGCTTACAGGCTAAAACGAGAGTAAAGGACGATATAACCGGAAAGGTACGCACGGGCGTACTAATTATCCCGAAATTAAAACTAATGTCTGGTTTATCTATGAGGCTGGGAGACGATGCAGTGCCAATGGTGGCAGTACTAAATGCAGTAGCGTTACCAGTGGGGTCAAGAGGAAATGAAACGGTAATGGAATTACTGTTTCTTAATGACGATATAGATAGCGATATTTAACAGATGTCAGCATTGGTTTTCGTAAGGGAAACTAATGCTGATTTTTTATTAGGAGGAGTTCATAATGGGCGAAAAACAAGTCAATATAGTATTGAATGCCTCAATGGATATCTCAAAAGTTAAAAGCGCTGTTGCTGAAATCAGTAAATCAATGGATAAAGTTGCATTGCCTACGGCGAATAGCAACAAGTTAAAATCAACAATTACTGAGTTAGAAAAAGAAATTAGTAATTTTGAAAAATTAACTCGAGAAGGTATTGGTAAAGCATCAGATTTTACAAAAATTGAGAAATCTGGCAACAGTATTATTACGCTATTTGAACATTTACAGGAAAGCGCTAAAGCGTTGGGAACTTTAGGTTC